AATAAAAATATATATACATATAATCAAATTTCAAAATTAGTATGTATAAATACATGATTATAAAATATGATATAAGAAAACTATGAATAATGTGGTCGTTCTTAAGTATTCCGAGTATTCTTGCTCTTTAAATTATTAGTATTCTTAATCTTCAAAAATTTTCAAAATTTGATTTTTGTGTGTTTGAGATAGTAAACAAACAACTAACTACAACACAAGCAAAGAACAAGCAAAGAACAAGCAAAGGACAAGCAAAGAACAAGCAAAGAACCAGTAACAGTCACCGAAGGAAGCAAGATCATGGGAAACATGGCAAGTCGCTCGGCACCAATCCCATTCTCCAATGAAGCCATGATCCGTGTTGAGATGAGGCGGATGCTTCTGAAGTGGGATAAGGTGACCGCCACGACGGGTGAGAGTAACCAAAACGCTCTCTTCCAAAAGATTGTTCCACTTGAGAAGGTGGACTTCACAGGTACATTCACAGATAACGGACTAAACACAATCTTCACAAACACCGAAAAGGTGAAGACTGAAATGATGGGACCTTACAACTGCAACCACCTCTATCGGAGCAGTCAAGAAGACCCAGATATTCCTATCCTGGATACTGGGGATGATGTCATCATCGCCCCTCTCGGCGATCCGGGGTTGGCTATTGGTGATCAAGATGAGAAGGTTACTCATTTGTTGGGAATCCCAACAACCGGGAACTTCTGTTTCAACGAGATGATTCCTGGAAACTCGATCGTGGCACTTGAGAAGAGAATTGCTGCCATGAATAAGGCATATGAGAACCTGAAGAACAACGTTCCTCTGAAGGAATGTGGAAAGAAGGTCATTGATAAGGCAACGAAGATGGGTGTTTCAGAAGATCGTGGAATCCGAGATTTCATGGGCGATATGATCTTGGCACTGACCCCCGAACTTAAGGGTGGTCGTCCCGGATACCGCCTTCTTGATAAGAATGGAGAAGAATATTCTGGTAATGAAGAGAAGGTCCGATCAACTCTAAATCGGGTCTTTTCAAAGTTTTCTCCAATGATTTGTATTCAGCCTCCTTGGATTAACTCACAGTTGGTAACACACCTTCATGGTTTCAACAACACGAAGGTTCAATCAGAACTCAGTACAGATTACCGTGATATCAACATCGTGATGAAGATTTCTAAGGAACGAGAAGAACCGACTGTTGATGATGATGATGAAGGTCTGACACGGACAGTGACCAATGATGGAGGGTTGACACGGTGTTCAACCGTATCTGCGGGTGGCGGACGCTAAAGAGTAGAAATATACAATGATAAATATAGAAAGAACTTAAATACAAACAAACAAATTTTTTTTGTAATATATATTATATTGTAATGGATAAACAATGGGGTGGAGAATTAGGAATTATAGGTAATCCGAATAAAGGTTTATTTAGAGATAGAAGGACTAAAAGACCTGACTTAACAAAATATAAACTGCTTGATAATTATGATGAAGATATTGGTGAATTAAAACTTGGACCTTTAGATGGTAATAGACCATACGATTTTTCCGGTTTTGAGAATAGAACAAAAGAATATTTAATAAGAGAATTAAACAGAATATTTAGTGGAAATAGTGAAGGTTTTAATTCTGAATTATTTAAAAGTGTTTATGGTGTAGGTTATAATGATTTAAATCCTGAAACAGGTTTAAGTATTGAAAAGTTCGAAAATATAAGTACAAACATAACAAGTAAAGAGGTAAAAGATGATCGCGTTTTTTTATTTGTTCCATGGTACATACATTATAATAGTGGGAGAATGGGAACAGACCATTTTGGAAAACATGTAACTATGGATATAGGTAATCATACGAGTAAATATCCAAATACCCGTTCAAATTGTAAAGGTGATATATCAAAACATACAATAGTTCATTTTGGTCAGAGTAAAGTAGATGGGCGTTCTGGAAAATTTAAATTTCAAGGTGATAGTAATAATTGTTTATCTGATTCTGATAAAAGGGATATGATAAGGTCATATATATATATGTCGGCGGATGAATCTAGATTAAGAAAAGCTAATTTACTTGGTGAAGAAGATTTAAACATATTTAATTATGAACCATATTCAAACACTGAAGATAGAGAAATAGAAAGAGATCCATATGAAGAAGATATAGGAAATTATGATGTAAAATCTGATAATGTTAGTGGAAAATTAGATGATTATTTTAAGTTTAAAGAGGAAAGTCCCGTAGATCAATTATTTGAAGATTTATCTCCTGCCGTTAAAGCTAAAAAAGACTTTGATATAAATGAAGAGGAATTTCCAGAATTAAAGAAAGTTACAAAAGAGAAATCTAAAAAAGAAGAATTAGAAAAACCAGATAATCTTGATTTATCTTTCATTGATGATTTTTATGAATTAAGTGTATCTAAAGAAAACCCAGAACCTTCAAATAAATTAAATATAATTGATACTCCACAACAACCAACCATACAGCAACCTATGGTGCCTATGAGTCAAGGACCACCGATGGGTCAACCACAAATGATGATACCTCCTCAACAATTTAGTCAAGGACCACCGATGGGTCAACCACAAATGATGATGCCTCCTCAACAATTTACTCAAGGACCACCTATGACTCAATCACAAATGACGATGCCTCCTCAACAATTTAATCAAGGACCACCTATGGCTCAACCACAAATGATGATGCCTCCTCAACAATTTACTCAAGGACCACCTATGACTCAACCACAAATGACGATGCCTCCTCAACAATTTAATCAAGGACCACCTATGACTCAACCACAAATGATGCATATGAGTCAGGGACCACCGATGGGTCAACCACAAATGATGCATATGGGTCAGGGACCACCAATGGGTCAACCACATATGGTGCATATGGGTCAGGGACCACCAATGGGTCAACCACATATGATGCATATGGGTCAGGGACCACCAATGATGCCTATGAGTCATGGACAACCTATGGTGCCCCATCAACAATTTACTCAAGGACCACCAATGGGTCAACAATTTACTCAAGGACCACCAATGGGTCAACAATTTACTCAAGGACCACCGATGCCACATAATCAATTTGGAGGAAAGAAAAAGAGAACTAATAGAAAAAAAAGAACTAATAGAAAAAAGAGAACTAATAGAAAAAAGAGAACTAATAGAAAAAAGATAAAAAAATAGTAAAATAAGGAAAGATAGATCAAATAGAAGATAGATTAATAACCAATCATTTTCATTCCCCTTTCTGTCAAAATTGGTTTTTCCACTTTTTTTGGTTCATAATATTCATTACCGGGATATAATCTTGGTTTTATAGGAAATAGTTTGAAATTTTCTGAAGGCCAATGTGTCGACATTCTATTTCCTTCAAATGCTTTGATTCTTCTTTTTAGTGTATTTGGTTTTGCTAATGAACGAGGTTGCATACAAATGTATACGATATTTCTCATATTCATTTTTTTTCTTCCTTTAATTGGTTCACTTCCGCAGTGAATTGTTCTACTATCCCATAGAACCATTGAACCAGCATCGCATTTTATTTTTTTTTCTTCACAACCTTTATCAAGATAGAAATTTAATTGTCCTTCTTCTTCTAATCTGAACCAGTTTGATTTATCTTCAATGTTAAATTTCTTTTGAAACTCTTCATGGTGTTTATGACTTTTTTCTAGAAAAGATAATGTTGCGTCACCTTTATTTACATCATAAGCAGTGACCCAACTCTGGATACATTTGAATTCTGGTGTCAAATAACTTTGATCAGTATGATACCATAACTTCTTTAACCATCCTTTATTTGTTAATTCTGGAGGAAAATGAAAACTAACTCCATCAAAACTACAGAGAAGATCATCTGTTCCCCATATTTTTTCAAAGACTTTGATAACTTTTTCATTTTGCCTTACATCCCATACAAATTGGGATTGACCGACTTGACAGTTCTGAAGAAGCATTGAATGCTTTGGATAAAGTTTTGTGTATTCTCTCCATGTTTTGGTATTCCAACGACTAATAGGAGTTTCAAAATCACTTGTAATATGTTCAAGATAATCCCAACCTCCATCTTTCATTGATTTCTGTTCTTCTTTATTAAGTATATCTGGAATGATGGCAACTCCGAACTCATCAAGAGTTTCTTTCAAGTGTTCAATGTCAGTGAGATATTTTTCTTTTTCGTAACTCATTTTGTTTATAATATTTATTATCTTTTTTTCAAATTTTGAAAGTCAAAAGAACTATTAACTGCCGTTTGAGCTAATTCTAATTTTGTTGGACCCCAAACCCTTGATTTTCTAGTCTGCGTCGAAGCTTCTTTTGTCTTACATTTTTTTATAGGTCCCTCATCATCAGATATATACATTGTACATGGACACTGGGCATTTCCATCCCATTCTCTCAAGCAATAATCGCATGTAATGAGATATTCACAGTTCATTAGTAATAAATATTAATAAAAAAATTATTAATATAGATCAAATTTATAAAATTAAGAAGAAGAAGAAGAAGAAGAATTATCATTTTCTATAAATAATACAATGATAATTAATATAGCTACACACAAAACTGTACAACATAATAAACCTAATACAACCCCACATAAAATATTAAAATTATCATCATTACCATTTGATTTTTTTGAATAATAAGGATGAACTTTAACCATTTTTTTATTAATATTTAATTATTTATTATCAAATTTTAATGTCCGTTTGTTGGAACACACCTTAAAGCATTATTAGAACAAGTATCAAATGATATTAGTGAAGGGTTTGATTCTTGAATACATTCTGTCCCTTTAGGACAATCATCTCTTCTTGATATTGTTGTTTGTGATCCATCTTCACAAAATCTATAGCAGATATCACCTTGTCTTAAAGTACCCGTTGAATAAGTAGAACAATATGGTTCTGCTTGAGTAAAACACATCATCATAGTACATGCTTGAAGTTGTCCATTATTTACAGAACAAGAATTACATCCATCATACCAAGTTAAACAGTTCCATGGAATTTGAGATAATTGATTATAATTAGTTTGATCATTATCCATACAATAAGCTTCTCCAGCACTATAACATACATTATCTTGTCTACATGATTGAATAATATTATTTTGAATCAAACAAGTATTGCACCCATCATTCCAAGAAATACATCCATCTTCAATACAGTTACCATAAAAATCCCTTGATGTTTGACATGGTCTCTTACATGTTCCTGGAGCATCTGCTATCATAGGACCCATAGTATTGACACACTCAAGACCATGTACACATGTATTACTCATACCTTCTGGCATAAATCCACCACACGTTTCACCTTCACGGGAAATACTTGATGAACAATCAATCGTTCCACATGAGTTTACACATCCACAATTATCTGGAACAGCTGGAGTATAGCGGCAATTCGGAGGTGGTTCTGGGCAAGGGGGGATAGGGGGGCAAACATCACAACTAATTGAATGATCTTCGCATGTATAGTCGCAACAGTTTCCATTTCTAACAGCACATTGACCTTCTTGACATTGGGGAATTTCACATGCCATTCTACACATTTGAATTGGTGAATGAGAACAGAATTCTACATCTACAAGATTTTGCATAGAATCTGTGAAAGTAGGGCAAGGTTCTTCCCATTGGCGGACACATCTTTGGGAACTTTCGCACCACGAATATCCTCCATCAGTAACACAGTTGTGAGTATCTTTTTGAGAACCAACTAAAAGAGGAACTTCACCAGAGAAACAAAACTTTAAAAGGGAACTAAGGATAAGGGTTTTAATCATTTTATATATATATATATACATATTAAAATATCTTTAATATTATTTAAAATTTGATTATAATTATAGATTTACTATCACAATAAAATGGTTGTATATAATTATTATATGTATAAGGTGATTTCAAGAGATCTTCAAAAAATAAGAAACAAAAATAAAAATGATATTAATATTATTTATATAGTAAAAGACGATATTAGAGGAGAATATCTTAAATTTGATTGGATATGGATAGTTTAAGATATATCTCTTTCAGTTTCTTCTTCTGAATATATATCTAAAGATACATTATGAGTATAATTTAGTTTTTCATTTTCTTTTAATTCTTTATATTTTTCATGTTTTTCTTTTAAATATGAATATTCATCTTCTTTTTTATGATAAAAAATTTTAACCATAGATGGTGATAATTCTTTTCTATTATCATTTAATTCATTTATTTTACATTGTATTTTTTGAAATATTTCATCTGGTTTTGATGTTCTATAATCTGGGTGTATATTTCCAATTGATTCTATTTTATTTTGTAGTTTAGAGTAGTTTTTGGATGATAAATTATGATTATTTGAGATATCTTGAAAATTATAAAAGTTTTGAATTAATGTGGATGTTGTGAGAATTGAAATAATTATTCGAAGTAAATTTTTTTGACTTTCTTTTTCAAATGAACTTGACCATGTAAATGTAGATGATATAATTGATAATATTATACTCACTGTACCTAAAATATTATAAAGGGTGCTATAGAAATCACTTGCCCTTTGATATCTTTTTTTTAGTATTTTGGCTAATTTGTGATTATGTATTAATGTTTCATTTTCAAAATCAGACCACATAAATATAATATATTATAATATATATTAAGAATGATAATAAAAAAATTAAAATCAATGAGTATGTTTAAAAAAATATTATTATTTGGATTATTCATTGCTATAATACTTGGAGTAATGAGATTTTTGAAGTATAGGGGATATATATTTAATGATGATATATATGAAAGTTTTAGTAAAAATATAAATCTTGGTATCAAAAATAGTTTTGAAGAATGTAGAGAAGCAGCGGAAGGTTGTATATTATATTATTATGTTTCTGATGAAAATAGTCCTAATCATAAGAAGTGTTTCTGTTTTAGAAAAGAGGATTTAATAAAAGCATTTACAGATGAAAGTTTATCAGATGAAACTAAATTAACAAATGATAAAATATTAGAGTTAAGTGGAGAAAAAGAATCTGAAGGACAGAAAAAAGAAGAAGAAAAAGAAGTTAAAGATGTAAATAAAGTTGATTGTAAAGGTTCATGGACCCCATGTAATGGTGATTGTATAAAGAAATTTACAGTAGAAGAAGAACCAAAAAACAATGGAAAATCTTGTCCCGATGCAACCAAAGATAAAGGTAGTGATAAAATAATTATTCCTGATAGTACAAATTCAGATGGAAAAAGAGTAATACATCAAATCTGTGAACCTGGGGAAGATAGTTCAAGTTGGCATGATTATATGTGTGATAATAAAAATAAAGATGAAAGTAAATTAAATTCGGGATGTAAAGGTTTTACTATTGATGAATTAAATGATCAAAAGAGAAATAGTAATGATAATATTGAAGTAAAAACAGTTCAACCCGCAGCTAAAATTCCAGGTCCTTCGTGGATAGATGTTAAAGGATCTACTGGAGCAAGGAGTATGGCTGATTTTGGTGCTTATAAAAAAGATTTAGGTTGTTATTTAAAATATGATAATTTTGGAGCAGGGGCACGTGCTCATGGAAATGAAAATCTTAAAATGAATGGGGTTGTCATTGGAAGTGAAGAAGAAGTCAAAAATTTATGTGCCGAAAGATGTTATGCCAGTCAAGATTGTAATTATTTTCAAACATGGAGTCGTAGAGATAATGAAAAACTTGAAACAAGTCAACCATATTCGTGTTGTTTATACAATATAGATGAAAATAATATACCAAAAAATAGTGATCAAACTCCTTATGTTGGCAATAAAGGAAAGGGTAAAATGTGGAAAATAAGAAACATACGTAATAAAAAAGTGGCTATTTTTGGAGAATCTAATGAAAGAAGAGGTGTTGTTAAAAGAGTTTATAAAATAGATACTATACCTATTAAAATGAATGGTGAAAATAAAAATGTATGTGGCGAAGATGGAAAAGGTGAATGTCGGGTCGATAGAGAAAGTGAGGATGATATTAAATATAAAATGAGAGCATTTACTCCAAAATGTAATTTGGGATCTACATTTGGTCTAAAGTCTGGTTCAGAAGTTAAAGATGATTCTGGCAATGATGTAATAGAACAATATGAAAATTTATGTGATAATTCAAAATTAAGAATATTATTAATAATATTAATAATATGTATAATTATATATTGTTTGTAAAAAAATATTATCTATATTACAATGAATTTTAAATTAGATTTAAAGTGTGTTTTAATAATGTTTTTTATATTAATAATTGTCCATCAATGTTTTAAGTTATGGAATAGTGAAGGATTTAATTCTGCTGCTTATCGCGGAGGGCGCTATGCGGCACTTAAAAAAGAAGCGGCAAAAAGAAAGCGTAAGAGGGAAGAAAGAAAAAAGAAAGGTATAAAATCCAAAAAGAAAAAATTTAATGTGAAAGCTTGGAGAAAGAGTCAAGCCTCTGGAGCGAAAGGCAGATAAAAACACTTAAAGTATTAATTAATTAATTAATTTATTTTTTTTATTTATTATATTATAATGGAAATCGATTTAAAGTGCATTATAATATTTATCATTGTTTTAGTATTAGGAAATGAATTCTTAAAATCATATAGATTAGAAAATATGGACAACGAAAATACTAAAGATACTGAAGATACCGAAGATACTGAAGATACCGAAGATACTGAAGATACCGAAGATACTGAAGATACCGAAGATACCGAAGATACCGAAGATACCGAAGATACTGAAGATACCGAAGATACCGAAGATAAAGAAGATACGGAAGATAAAGAAGGTGGTGAAGGACCAGAAGACTCTAAAGCAAATGAAGTTGTAAGACTTAGAGAAAATCAAAGGTCTGGAAATGTAATGTCAGTTGGGGATAAATTAAACGTACCTGGTATGTTTGCTAATGATGATGGGATGTTTGGTAATTATCCGGAAGATATTGGTGGAATTTCTGGAATTGATAAATCCAGAGATCCATTTCAGATGTTAATGGTTAAAAAATCTCAAACGGTTGATTCCGAAGAACCTGAATCTGATGAAGAATCTGATGAAGAATCTGATGAAGAATCCGATTCCGAAGAACCCGAATCTGATGAAGAAGACGCTTCAGATGAGGAAAAAGTAGAATCCGATGAGGAAGAAAAATCGGATGAAGTACCTAAAATGGAAGAAGATAAAAAAGTTAATGATGAAGTGGAAAAATGTCAAAAGAGGTTAGACGACCTCCGTAATAAATATGCTTCTGAAGATTCTAATCATAGAGAAGATAAAGAAACTTCTCAAAATGAAATAGATAAATTAGGAGATGAATTAAGTGATAGTATGGCTAGTAAAACTAAATTAGAAGGTGAATTAGAAGAATCAAAAAATAAAACTGAAAATTGTAAAAATGATATGAGTGTTATGAATAATATTAAAGATAAACTTAATAGTGAGATTGAAGAAACAACTATGGATTTACATGTTGCTTTAGCATTATTAAGTATAGTGAGTATTGTATTGATATATTGTATTTACAAATTGAATGTCGAATAAATAATTAATTTCTTTTTTTATAATCCTTTTAATTAATATTTAATCAAAATTTGATGAAATATTAAGTAATAAATTACATAAAAAGATATTGTGGAGTATAAATATAATAATATAAGTGGAAATGCAGATTTTTGTAAAAACCCTCACTGGCAAAACAATTACTCTAGAAGTTGAAGGGAGCGATTCTGTTGAAAATGTCAAGGCGAAGATTCAAGATAAGGAAGGAATTCCACCAGATCAGCAACGACTAATCTTTGCTGGAAAGCAACTTGAAGATGGTCGCACTCTAGCAGATTACAATATTCAAAAAGAAGCTACCCTTCATCTCGTACTTAGACTACGTGGGGGGGGTGAAGAGATTGATTATGAAGAAAGATCTGTCACTCTAAAAATTGCGTCGGGTGATATTGGACCATTTATTGGATCAAAGGGTATTAATCTTAAAAAGCATATCATTTCAAAAACAAAGAAACAATCAGATATTCCTAACGGTGTATATTGTAAGGTTAACTCGGGCGAAGAAGGAGTAACAGCAGTTATCCGAGGACCTAATACGACTGTCCTTGATGTACTTGAGATGAATCTAAAGAAACACGAAGAAATGTTTCTAAAGAGTAAAGTTCAAAATCCAAATAAACATCAGACAAAGTTCGTGTTTAAAGTTGGGATGGATCATAGTCTAATTCCGAAGTTTATTGGAACAAGGGGACAAAATATTAATAAGGTTTCAGAACTTATCAAAGATACTGATAATTATATGACATCTGAAAGTGTAAATGTTAGGATTACTGAAGATCAAAAGATACGTATGGCCCGTCTACGGTTTGAAAATCTTAAGAGAGAAAATGATAATCGTAAAAGTGTTCTAATTAGTGTAACTATGAATACGAGTGATAGAGATTCTTCATTTGAAGTGGTGAAGAGTGCTGTAATTAAGGGGGTTGAGAATGTTTATGGTGTCGGATTTTATGATGCCTAAATAAGATAATAATATTTAAATAAGAGATTAAATAGTAAAATAAATGAATAAAAAATATTTTATAGATACTTATGTTTTTTATTTTGTTTTATTTAGAAATTTGGGAATACCAAATGAAATAATACATTATATTGTTGAAAATTTAGTACCATATGGTAAAAGACTTAACTTACAATTAAATTTATGTGAAAGTATTAAACTTGAATATAAAATAAATAGAAATATTAATATAGATCGGTATGAGAAAAATTGGAATTTAGATAAAAGAGAAATCAAATATATAAAAATAAATAGTGTATGTGTATATCCATTTATTAAAGATTATCATAGTAAGTTTAAAAATAAAAATATATGTGGATGTGATTTATGTACATTTAAATTAGATTATCCACGATATATTTATTTAAAAAGAATAATAAATAATCCTGTAAGAGGTGTAAATAGTAAATTAATAAATCAATGGTATATTTTTTTATTTAATTTATTATTAACTTCAAATAATTATAATCGTCATGAAATTTATTATGTTCAGAGTTATAATTATGATATAGCAAAAAGATCATTATTTGGATTTTGTTCAAAATTTAGTAAAAATTGGAATTGTGAAGAGTATCATAATATACATATTTTAATAGGAGAAGATAAAGGAAAATGGCTTCAATTACGAGAAATATGGAAGAATATATTATTTATTCCATAACAAATTCATCTTGATTAGAATCCCAACTCATATCATTAAATAAATAATTGAAAGCATCATCATTTAAATATTCTTTTGATAGTTCTGAGTATAATTTCTTTTCAATCTGTTTTTTATCAATGTAATTACATGATCTACATACTTGATGGCATTCATCACCAATTCTTTTATATCCAACGGGACAATCACCATTGGGGACATAACTAACTCCACCGGAACCATAGTCAGCCGCAAAACCTTCAACTGTTTCATCATTCTTATTATTCTTCTTTTGTTCTATTGGTTTATTGATACAATCTAAAATGATGTCACTTGCATTTTTTTTAGAAATGTCAACGTAATTACATTCTAAATCGTGTAATATTCTGTTTGTATAATCCATTATATTATATGATAATATTTAAAATTTGATTTTTAAATTAAATTTTAAAAATAAAAAAATGGAAGGCACTTCTATTTCTATCAAAAGTGTGAATATTTTTGAGAAAAATTATCATAAAGAAAAAGAGAAAATAGTAAATATAATACTTGAAAAAATAATGAAAGAATATATTAAAGATAAATAATTATATATTCATATATTAATTAATTAATATGGAAGGCAGAGATCAAGGGAATATACCTCAAGGAATAATAAATATTGAGAATTACAGACAATTATATTATCGAATGTTTCCTTATATATTTAGAGAAATAGATGGTATATTAAATGAAGAAAATATAATAAATGAATCTTTTAATGAACAAACCAAAAAAAGTAAACCAATGGCAACAGATACTATACAAAGTTTAGAAGAGTATGAAGTTATGCCTAAAGATATAGAAAAAAAATTATCATGTGCTATTTGCCAAGATGGATTTAAACTTGGTGAAAAAGTAATACGATTACCTTGTTCTGAAGAAGGACATTTTTTTCATAATAAAGTGGATGATCAGTGTCTTGGAATAATGCCATGGTTAAAAGAGAATAATACTTGTCCTATATGTAGATATGAGTTTCCATGTGAACCTGGACCTAAATCAGGGCAAGATACAGAAACAGATTCTACCAATGATGAAGAAAATGTAAATAGAGTTACTAATGATACAATTGATAGAGCGATCGAAGATATTTTAAATAGTATAAGGACTGGTACTACTGATAATATTTCAGAAAATTTGAATACTTCTCCTCCATTTCGGATAGTATTTAGAAGTGATGATGATGATAATGATGAAGGACTACAGGCGGCTATATTAGAATCTATGGTAGTAGATAATGATTAAGTATAAAATATATAATATTAATATTTTCAATTATAAATGAATATACAAAATGTTGAATCTTGTCCAGAATATATTGGAAATTTTTTAAGAACAAATATGGAGCAATTAATAAATATATATGATGCTGGAAAAGCAGCGAATGGAGATGGATGTTTAAGTATGGTTTGTAGTTTAAATAATAATAAAATGGATGTGTTTTACATGAATAGTGAAAAATTAAAAGATGTAACAGGACTTATATATGATAATATAAAGCGCGATGATAAGAAAGTATTTTTAATAAATGATTCTGATGGTTATGGAAATTTTTTAATTTATATTTAAAGTATAAATGGAAAGTAATAATGATATATTAGTATTTGTTTTAATAATTAGTGTTGTTATGCTTGTTTATAATTTTTCAGAACCTATTGATGGGGGATTTTTTCAAGAAGTATTATGTCCTGTATTTGAAAAGAAACCAAAAATGATAACTATTATACATCATCCAAGATTAAATAAAGGTTTTATAATGTTGGTTTCTTCTGAAGATGCACTATCTATTATTCAAAAATCATTAAATAAGGCAGATAATGAATATACTATAGAAAGTAATGGTAAAGATTATTTTATAGTATATGAAAATAAATATAGAATGCAAAAAATATTTGATTTTTCTATAAGTAATTATGAAATGATAAAAAAACAATCAGGACTTAAATTAATGGGACCTACTTAATATAATAAGTTGAAATAAGCCAACTTTTTCCTAGTTGCCAATGTTTAAGAGCATATGAATTTGGATATTTTTTACATGGAAAAGTTAATGTACCTTTTTTATTTTTAAGATTTTTCTTATTTTTTGCTTTGTTAGATTTTCTTTTACTATGACATTTATTTTTGGCAGATTTTCTATATAATGGATCTTCTCCAGGACTATATTCTTCTACAAATGGATAAAAATATGTAGTTGGAAAAATAAAATAATTATCACTTAAATTTATACCTGATCTTAAATAACCAGGTCCGGTTTGAAAATCTACAGATGTATCATAAAAATCAATTTCATTTAATTTTTTTTTTGATAATAGTCTTTTAAGGATAATATTATTTTTAGTTGCTCCAAAGAAAGAATTTGACAATATGGGGAAATCTTTAAATCTCGGTACTTCATTACAACCTACAAATTTATATTTTCTTTTATTAAGTATATTGTAAAGTGGTTTTAGTATTTCAAACGTAGTGTCAAAATAATATCCTCCTTGATTATATACAATTTCCAAGCGCATTAAATCTGTAATTTGTGCCCATTTTGAGTACGTGTGTGGTTCCATATTTTCATTATACATGATATTACCTTCTTCATCTTTTATTTTTTTCCCCTGGCGTTTTTTGGCCTTTTGAATATAATCGAATGTTTTAGGAAAATTTTTTCTTGTTAAATCTTTATTACCCCATACTTTAATTGTAAATTCTGGGAGATGTTTAACGAATGTTGTTAAAAAAAGTTTAAAATAATCTGGATATGGATTTGTACCTATCCAAATAAGATGAATATTACGGGGTATAGGAGAACACCATTCTCTAACCATTATATAATATATATTATAATAAAAAGATAATTTAACTAATATTAATATCTTTATTTAATTGTATACATATAAATATAAATATTAATCCAGTGATACATATTTTAATAATAGTATCATCACTTAATTTGTATTTCTTAGAGAGTTTATCCATTAATGTCCATGTGAATATCCATAAAAATAGATAAATAAATACTTTAAACCAATCATATAACTTCATACTTTTATAAATATTTTTTTCTATCTAAACCCTACGTCTTTTAGTATTTCTTCTTTTAGATCTAGTATTTCTTTTAGATCTAGTATTTCTTTTAGATCTATTCTTTCTTCTTGTTTTAGATCTAGTATTTCTTCTTGTTTTAGATCTAGTATTTTTTCTTCTAGTATTTCTACCACCATATAAAGAAGGATTTGATTCTATTCCTTGAAGAAAATCGGCCATGTTTCCTCTTGTTTCGCTTGAATCTTCTTGATAATTATCTGGCTTACGTAAAGGTGTTGGTGATTGAAGATTATTAAAAACGGGAGAAGGATCTCTGGGATTATCAATATGTTGACTTACCATATTGTATAAATCTTGATACGCACGATACATTCTCGTGGTATCTTTATCTAAACTTTCATATCGTTTTTCTAATAATTCATAATCTTTTTTTAATATTTCATGTTTCTTTGTTAATGAATCATGTTTATTTCTTAAATTAGTTATAATATCAAGCAATTTTGCGGTTGGAAGGTTGAACTCAGGTCGTTCATATTCAGTGGTTGAACGAGGACTTTGATTAATGGCATAAATATTTCTTGGTGAAGTTCTTCCTAAAGGCATTTATAATATAATATAATATAATTAATTATCATCAAGGTAATCTATTATTGTTACTAGTAATTCTTTTGTTATATTAATATCTTCTGTTATTTCCATTTCTTTAAAAAGATTATCAATTTGTTCTTCTTTATAATTTGAATTTTTTTTTAACAAAGTTTCTTTTAATTTATCATTTTTATAAATTGTTTCTTTTTCTTCATAATCTGGTTTCATTAATTTTCTAATAATTGTTTTTAATGAATCTATTGTGTCTTCATCTCTGGTCTTTAGTATTTCTAATTCTTTAAATTTAGATTGAAATTCTAATAATTTTTTATGTTCTTTGTATTGTTCATTTAATTTTTCTTTTAATATTTCATTTTCTAATTTATATGTATTTCCTTTTTTAACATCACTTTTTAGCTTTTCTATATCTAACGACATTATGTTTACTTTATTTTTTAAATCTTGAATTTCTTTATCTTTATCAATAAGTTCTTGGGTCATATTATTAAAACGATTAATTTCATTTCTATCGGCAGTAAATTGATTATTACTGGGTATTCTTGTCGGGGGGGTTTCTGAAACTGGTTTAGAAGGTAATGATTTTTGTATGAAAATATTTTCTTTTAATTTATCTTGTGATAATTTATTATTTAATGGATTATATTGATTTGATGAATTTTTCCAGGATGCCCTTGTAAGGTCATTTAATATATTATCATTATTAGCAAATCTTTTCATTAAATAATCATATACAAAAAAAACTATAAAAAAACAAAAGTTAATTACTTACTATTTTTCTTTCTTCTTTGTCTAGGTTTTCTACTTGTTCTTCTAATTTTATTTTCACTATTTCTTCTTGTCCTTGATTTTGCTTCTTTTTTATCATTATTTTGTCTAGGTTTTCTACTTGTTCTTTTTTTCTTTTCTTTTTTACTTTTAGTTTTTTTGGTGTTTTTGTCTTTATCTTTTATTTGTTTCTTTGCTTCTCTAAGTTCTTTGTTGATTAATTTTTTAGCATTTTTCTTAATTTCTCCTTCTACTTCATCTCTAATTTCTTCTTTTACAACTTCTTTTTTCTTTTGGGATTGTTCTTTTAGACCTTTAATTTTATTATGAAATTGATTTTTTTGATGTGAAAATTCTTTATCTACTTGTCCTTTGTAGTACTCAAATGCTTCTCTACTTTTAAGATCTTCTTCACCTAGTTTATCTGATTTGACTAATTTACCGGCAGTTATTTTTTTTTGGCAAGAGTCTTTCAATTTATTTGTCGTTTTTTCCATTGCCTTAATCATTTCTTTTAATTCATTTAATTCTTTTTCTTTTTTAACTATAAGTTTAAGACTAACACCTTGTTTTAATTCAGCTGATTTTGAAAGTTTATTATTTTCAAAAAGTAAATCCTCATAATCTTGAGTGATATTATTATATTTTGATATTATTCTTTCAACATCATCTATATCTTCTTTAGTAATTGGTCCATAAAAATCATCTTCCTCTTTTTCTTCTTTTTCATCATCATCAAAAATATCTGTTACAACTGTTAGTATTCCTTCATCTTTTTCTTTCTTTTGTTTTTGTCTCATTTTAAATAGCATATTTCTTTTTTTCATTCTATCACTTTCTTCTTTTGATGGAAGGGGTCCTTTCTTTACTATTTCTCTAAACTCTTCTTTATCTAAGAAACCATCTTTATTTTTATCCAATTCTTTAAAAAGGGCACCATAAGTTTTTAGTGGATTATTTGGATCTAACTTTTCCATTTTTAATTTATCTTTAATTTCTGCTAATTTTTCAAATTCTTCTTTTGTTATTTTACCTCTCTTAGTTACATCTAATTCATCAAAAACTTCATCAGTAGATTTTTTCTCAATTTTATACATTGGTTTTCCATCTGGTCCTATAACTGGTTTTCCAAATTGATCAATGATTAATTCTTTTTTTGAACTTACTAAGGGTTTACCATCTGGACCTAGTATAGGTTTACCATCTGGACCTAGTATAGGTTTACCATCTGGACCTATTATAGGTTTTTCACTCCTTTTCATAATTTGTTTACCATCAGTACCTACCTCTAGTTTACCTTCATTAGATAATCGTTGTTGTTTTTTGTCTCTATCTAATCTATCTGGTAATTTAACATTTTCACTTGAGGACCTTACAGATGGAACTCCAATTCCCGAACTAGAACTTGAACTCGAACTTGAACCAGAACTTGAACTTTTCTTCCTTTTTTCTAAATTACAACGCCTTATAATCTCACTTAATTTTTCTTTCGCAGAATATAATCTATCTAATGATGATTGTTGAACATTATTTTCTAAATCTAAACTATATATTTTAGCTTGATACTTATTATAGTTTTTAATAAGATAATTATATTCATCACATTTAAATTCTTTTTTATAAATAGAATTATTAATTTCTGAATAAGCATTTCTGTATTCTTCTATGATTTTGTATATTTCATTATTTTTTTGAGTCGGAGTACTTGTTTTATCAACAGGGGTTTTATCAGGAGTACCGAAAGGGTCTCTTGAAGGTTCTCCCTTTTTACCTGGTCTTTGACTTGAAGGTTTATTTGAATCGGGTGATTTATCTTTTTTAATATCTAATTTTTTTGTATCTAAACGTTTTATCCTATCTTTAATGAATTTTATCCTACCAGAAAATTCTTTTAATTCACTATTAAAACTCTTTGAGGGAAATGTAGTCCCACCTGCACCACCAGACTGTTCAATTTCTTCTATTTTTCTTTTAAATGTATCAAAAGATTGACTAAATTCTTTATAAACTGTTTTAAATTCATCATAAAACTCTTCTTTAGAAGCATTATCTAAAGAATTAACTACTTTAATAATTTTTTCTATAATATCATCTGGACTAGAATTCCATCCACCTTGAATCCATCCGCAATTCTGTTCAAGGTCATTCCAACTCCATGATTGATCATTTAAATTATTAATATTAAATATAATTTCTTTGATATTTTCTATAAGGGCAATATGGGGACCACTTGTATTTTCTATTGACTTCCATTTGAAAATATTATTCAGAATTTTTTCAATGATTTTTATGATAATACAAAAATCATCTACGTGTATATATTTTTCATTTATTTGTGTCCACCTTCTTTCATCATAAAAATTTTCGGTAGCACCTCCAATTTTTTCAAAATTAATAGTATGGTCTGGATAATTATCCAGCCCAGGATATTTTTTAACAAGCATTGGATAATTTTTTGAATCATAATATCTTTCATTATCAGAAATTAAAGAATAATTATCTAATTTTGATAACGAAAGATTTATATTATTAGTAATATTTCCATTACTTAATGCTTCTTGTATTATTTCATGATAATTGATAATAAATTTAAGATTTAATATCTCTTTTGAACACTCTTTTCTTGTACTTTCTTTTACTTTATTAAATCGGTGTATGAAATTTTTTGATAAAACTATATTATAATCATCATTTTCACCATCTTCTTTCTTTATTGTTGTAA